GCTGTCCTTTAGAAACATATTTTGTTCTTTTTGATTTACCAGCCATAATTAACTTCCTTCTGCCACTTCTTTAATTTTTCTTTGATATATTGAATTACAACTAATACATTTTAAATATACTGTGCTATTATCTGGTTTTCCTAAATTGGGAACAAAATCAATCAATATTAATGATCTCGGTCCCAGCTTACAATTAGGGCAGTCTCCCAAAACTACAGGAAGACTGCCGTCTTGTACAATAGATATTGGTTTACTTGACACTATTCTTCTTCTTTACCTTAGAAGAAGCTTGTTTGATTGCGGTTTCAACTTTTTTTTCTACTTCAGCAATTTTCTTAATGTCGGCTTTAACTGTATCTTTAATTTTGGTTGTTTCAGCTTTGATAGCTTTTTCAACTTTAGCTTCTGTTGCTTTAGCAGTGTCTACAAACTTTGTAACATCAGCTTTAACTTCATCAACTATTTTCTTTTCATAAATTCCAAAAAATTCCATAATACCTTTAAGAAACATTTTTATTCTCCTGTTCAAAACCATACTTACAAATAAAATAACTATCTATTATATCTGAAGATGGATTCCATTGTTTATCTGTCATATTAAGTTCATGTTTAATATTATAAGAAGTTTCTTTTATAAAAACTTCTTGCAATGCTTCTTTATTGGCATTGCCTTTACCCGTAGCAAATTTCTTAATTACTGTAGGAGGAACAAGATTATAACTATAACCTTTTTTCCACAAATAGTGTTTTAAGAGACCTGCATTTTCACCGATATTAAATACTCTTCCGGTAGAACCCATGGAGTATCCTTCTATGTATATAATATCACCTTCTTGTAATTTTGTCAATACCCAATTTGCGATATTATAAAACCTCTCTTCATCACAAGAATAATCTGCATGCATATCACCTTGTATATTACGAAAATCTATATCGTATTTTTTAATATTAGTTAAGTAAAATACTCTACATGAATGAAAATCAAAATTGACGCTATCAGAAATACAAATGCAAGGACTAGATAAAGAGTAATCAACTCCTACAATCCTCATTCGTCTTCATAATCATAATTATAATCATCTTCGTCGGTTTCTTCTTCGTCTATATCAACATAATTTTTAATTGCTTCATCCCAGGCAGAATCAACACCCATGTTGTCTTTTAAATCTTCATTATAATGAGTGTGCATGTCAATCATTCTAGTGTAAATTTGTTTACGTATTTCAGCATCTTTAACTAACTCTGAAATTACATCAATTAGCTCTTCCCAATTCATTTCTTAGTTTCCTTTTTGCTTTAAGGTCTTTCATTATTTGAGATCTCTTCTCATCAGTATATATGGTCCAATTTTGAATGTGTTCTGTTGTCCTACCACAGACAATGCAAAACTCTGTGGTAGGATCTAGTTTACATATTTTCTCACAAGGAGAAGCTGCTTGTTCGTTACAGGTCGACAATTTCACAACCATCTGCTGCACATGCTAAGGTCTGAGAACCCTTGGTGTTATCTTCTTTCTCATACTCTGCCAATTTATTCCAATCAATAATTTTTGGCATAGTTGCGTCTAATGATTCATATTCGCTCCTGGTGCAATCCTGATATGGAGCCTGACGATATGTATGATCAGAATGTGGAAGGAATGAAACGCCAGACATTTCGTCAAAATGTTCGTAAACAAACGCACCAACATCCATCCATTCATCTTCCTTGACAGTGATAGTAACAGATGGTTTATGCTCACACCAATGGCGCTGATATATCATCCACATCTCAAGTTGTTCTACTGCTGTCATTTCTGTACGAGTAACTGCTCCATCAGGTGCTTTTACAGGGAAAGAAAATACTGTGGTAGACTGTGGCTTCATAACACATGGCTCATTGGGAAAACCAGATTCTTTAAGAAGCATTGTAAGTGGATCTTTATTGTCACCACGCACTGTGCGAATATAATAATCATTATGGCGTGCATGAATGCCAGAAGCAGAATCAACCAATTGAGATACTGTACCTGATGGTTTTACACAAGTTACTGCTGCTGATTGAGGAATACCCAAAGCATCAGCTAATTCTTTATTAGAAATAACAGCAACAGCACGCAGCATCTCTAATACTGTCTGAAGTTTATCAACGCCTTCACGACCATTAGTAAGAGTATTGTCCATGATACCAGTCATACTAACACCAAGCAGACGTTCTTCTTCTGTGTTGTTTGTCCATACCTTACGAAGGTAAGGAAATTTAGTCAATGTAGACTGAATAGTACCCAAACGAGTTGCAAGACGAACTTTACGTTCTAGATCAGGAATACTATCTGTTCCACGAACAACAACTTCTGTAAGATTACAGAATTGATTAGGACGTAGAATAATTTCAGAACATGGATTGGTGCCAAAATCATGATCTGGATCACGACGACCAAACTTCTTTGCCTGATTTTGTGATGCCACACGAGAGAAGATGCCGCGTTCACCTGACTTAGAATCATACAGAGACAACCATTCACGCATAAACGTGCCCATCTCTGGCTTCTCTGTATATGCTGCTGAGTTGTTAGACAAGGCACGCTGTGGGTTAGTCTCCCACCAGGATCCGTTCTTTGCTGTTCTCATGCGTTCGTCTGTGAGATTTGACAGAGAAATCATTGCAGAACGACGAACACCACCCACAACAACCACTTCACCAATCTTACACATAATGTCATGACATTCGAGAGAGTTTAATTTACGACCTGTTGCACCACGAAACATACGAACAGTAAACTTAAACAAATCATCCAGAGGGCCTGGTCCTGATGAACGCCCACCAAATGTCTTAAGACGCGCACCAGCAGGACGAAGAAGTGCAAGATCCCACTTGGGAACTTCACCAGAATAAAGAAGTGCGATTAACTGACGAAAACCTTTTGCCCAACCTTCTTTCGAATCCTTTACAATAATAGTCGTATCACTATCAAACATTTTAGCAGGAATTTCCGGCAATTGATTGACATATTGACGTTCTACAGAAAAACCAACACCAGTACCATTCATAAGAATGAGCATAGTTTCATCAAATGATTTTGGATCATCTACAGCAACATAGGAGCAATTATAAGCACAAGTATTATCACGTTCAAGAGAAGGTCCGGCAGTCATTAAAGCACGCATAGAAGGCATAATTTCAAGATTTAAAACAGCTTCTTCTAGTTGATTGCGATCATCTTTAGAAAGAGCATAATTAAAATTATCATTTAAATGTTTAGTCATAAAATCAAAATAACGAGAAACAGTTTCATTCCAATTTTCGCGACGACCTTCTTTGTCTAAAAATTTTGAATAACGACTCTTGTAAATAAACTCTTGGTATAATGTTGGTAGAAAATTACTCATCTCGTTCCTCTTTCTTTTGTATTGTAAACGTTCCGTTTTTGTTATCTATCCATTCAAGTTCTTCATTAACATTCCAACCCAGTTCTGCTATAACAGATAGCATTTCTTCAGGCAGAGGAATATAATAATCACCTTCTCTTATATCGTATTGTATTTTAACAGTATATGCTGTCATACTCTACTCCACATTTGCAATCTCATTTTAGCTGCCAGTCCTTCATATGTATTATGGTCTATAATGTGTTGCACAGCAGGACCATTCAATCCAGCCAAAACCATTTCGTTAATATCTTTTTGTTCTATATTATCAGGCCAAATGCAGACTTTATAATTTTGATCTATTGCTTTTTGTATCTTTTTAACTATTTCTTTGCTTCTGGGTTCATTATCATATACAATAACTATATTATTACGATCACCCAAATTAGTCAAGTTAACATCTGATCCTGCCATGGCAACACAATTTGTCAAAAACAGACTATCGATAGGTCCTTCTACTACATATATTCTTTTATTTTTATCAATAGAATCAAGACCAAAGATTTTGTCTTTAGACTCATCTAGCATGATAGTAACATATCTTAAAGTTGATTTAGCAGATATAGATCTTCCAGTAAAACCAAATACATAGCCGTTGCTGTCAATGAATGGGAATACGATTCTTGGTTCATCAAATTTTAGTGCCTTTTCATTAAACTTATTTGGAACAAAAGAATTTACCCAGGTAAAATATATATGAGAATAGAATATTCGATAGTGAGTGTTGGATGGAATATTTCTCTCAGAAATATATTTTTTTGCCGGATGTTCGGGTTTTAATTGAGATATTTTTTTCAATTCTTTAAAGGGATCAAAATGTTCTATGCGTCTAGAAGAAAATTTTTCTATAGCCGAAACAAATTTTTCGGCTTCTTCTGGATTAATCTCTTTCATTACTTCAAGACGATATTCCGTGTATAACGACGGATTATATGTTTTGATAAATTTTGATAGAGATGTGCTATAACCACAGTTAAAGCATTTTACGTTGATACGACCTGAATGTTCGTAGAAATGGCCGCGTGTTTTAAATTTGCTAGTCTGAGAGTCTCCACAGACATTACATCTAAACTTGGCATTATAAGGTTTATTATTGATTACTTTAAATTGCTCCAGTTGAGTACCAACTAGAGATGCAAACTTCTGATCCAACCATAATGTATTCATTTTCTTTAATCACTCTATTTCAAATCTACAGAGTAATTATAACATAACTGTACAGTTTGTCAAGTATTATTAACTGCCATCGACAGATTTAACTAAATCCCACTGTACCTTTGCATCTGGATGTGGGTTGTCTGACTTGCGATATATTGTATGCCCGAGTATCTTACCACGGTTGGTGATAGCAACATGCATCTTGTGTTTATTACCAGAGTTAGTTACTATCACGTTTCGTGTTCCGCCTGATCCACTATCATTTTGATCTAATTTTGCATAAACTTTTGGATGCGAAGGAGAATCAACATATGTCCTAAATGAAGGATGTTTATTTAAAGAATTTAACTGTGATCTATTCAATCCAATCTGATGGATCTGTTTGGGTTCGTCAGCATCTTCATTGATGAATTCCAGAAAGCTTTTCATTTTTGTTCTGC